GGAGACGCAGCGACCAAGATCGTTCGTCTGATCGACAAGGAAGCCAAGAAGTTTGCCAAGAAAACCGACCGAACCGTAGGCGACTACTACCAAGAACGCTTCGCAGGTATCGAACGGGCCGCCAAGGAAGTTCAGTTCAAGCCACTGGATGAGGGTCTCGTTGAGATTTCCAGTAAGGCCATCCGCGATACAGGCGAAGGTGGCGGTCTCGTGTTCAAGATTGAAGATGGGACATTGGCAATCCATTCGGTTGAGTTGCCGGAGGCGCTTCGCGGTCAAGGTCTTGGTACCGATTTGTACCTACAAGCGATGCAGCACGCCAAAGAGCAGGGACTTAGGTTCGCCAGTGACATCGGCCCCAGCTTGGATGCTACCGGAGTGTATGAGCGCTTGATCCAGAGAGGTGTACCATTGGTGGTGGAGCCAGTCTCTCTTGATGAGGGTGCGAGAGCCATTCGATACGTCATGTCCGCAGAGGACCTGGCCAAGTTTGATCCGACAGCTACGTTGAGAGCAGGAACAGACGCGGATGCGCTGGTCGTTCAGATGTTGGAGAACGGTCAGGCCATCATTCGTGCCATGGATGACAGCGCGACTGTGGAGGACTTCGTCCGAGCCATCGGTCGTATCTCACGAAGAGACCTCAGCGAGCGGCAGATGTCATCCCTTGTGGCGTGGCTGGCGACCAAGGGGGTGGCGGTCACAGCCAAGGGCGCACACTTCGTGGCCGACGACCCAGCAACCATCGAGAAAGCAGAGGCCGTGTTTGCCCGGGCATTCCAGGAGTATGTCGCATCAGGCCGAGCCGATAAGCCGGAAGTCATCGGCGCGTTTGACCAAGTCAAGGATTGGGTGGCTGAGACATACTCAGCACTCAAAGGAGCAGAAACTGATGGAGCCGCGTTGGCCATCAGTGCTGACCTTCGGCGGACACTTGATGACCTGTTGCAGACAGAGGCGCCTGAGCGTGTAGGGATGCCCAACATCGTCAAGGTCGTGAAAGACGAGATCCTGGGACCAGTCAAGAAGGGACTCAAGGTCAACATTGTCGATGAACTGGTCCGTGAAACTCATCGGCTGGGTAAGCCTGTGTCTCGGGATGATCTTATCAAGCAACTGGACGAAGCAAACAAGGCGCACTCAGAAGGCCGGTTTCAAGATGCGGTCATTGAACTTCCCGTCGCCGTGCAAATGGCTGGATGGATTGGTCCCAAGAAGGGCAAGAAAGTCTTGACGATCAATGAGTTGGCTGACATTCAGTTGGGCCTCGAGAACGCGAAGCGGTTTGAGACTCATGCGGCACCGAAGCTTGCAATCAAAAGCCGCTCAGAAGCTATCACAGAACTGACGCCGTCAGAGATTGTCGACCAGTACATCAAAGGGTCGAAGGCTGGTGGCGTCATGCAGTTTGCCCGCAACATCTACATTGGCGGTGACGCGTTCGATGACATGCGGCATCTACCCCCTGAAATCCGCGACCGTATCATGGCCGGTGCGCGTCGTACCCAGCAGGCTATTGGTGACACCGTTACCTTGATCGCCGAAGGCGACTCGCAAAACTTGATCAAGTACCTGTCAGGTGACCCGTCAATCCAGTTCAAGTTTGGTGGACGCTCCGCGATGAGTGCGGGCCACGATTCTGTGGGCTCGGTCCTCAAGAACGCCAACAAGTACTTCACTTCTATCGCAGAAGAAGACTTGGCAATCCTTGTACCTTATATCGAAAAGATTCGAATACGCGAAAAAGTCGCTGATGTCGTCGCAGAGATGGACGCTGAGGATGTGGCCAAACTCGAGGGTATCCTTGACGACGTGATTCGTGGGCCGATGTCCAGTCGGTTCGTGCGAGATGTCTTCGAATCCGCTGAACTCAGCAAGACCCGAAGAATCGAACCCAAAATGGTCGCGCAGCCGGTCAAGACCACGGCTGAGTTGGACAAAGATGAAGCTGCGGGATTGCTGGAAACCCTCATGTATTACAGTGGTGTCACCACACGAGACAAGAAACTGTGGGTCCGTGAAGGCAAATCAGCCGAAACCTTTGAGCGCCTCTACCGAGACGTCACGGGCTTGTTCCCTGATGAGCGAGTAGCCAATCGAACCGCTGTGCTTGTTGCCGGACATGGAATGGCTGATGCAGCCAAACACGAGTGGGTCAAGCTGGGTATTGCTGTCGACGAAGGTACCGCAACCGCCTACAAGAAATGGATCAGCGGCGAAGCCATCAGCCCAAAACAGGTGGTCCAGGTCAAGCAAGCCTTCCAGGTCATGGGATTTAGTCCCAACTACGTGGAAGGTATGGACTTGTACGGCGTCAAGATGTACGTGCCCAAAGCCGCACGGAACCGTTTGAGCCTCGCACTGTCACAAGCGTTGGACCCTGAAATCTCTGCGGGCATCTTCAAGGGTGACCTCATCGAGCAGCTTGGATCAGGTACCAAGGCAGCCGCGACCAATAGTCAGCTTAGCTTCGCGTGGACTTACCGATACATCAAGACGCGTATGGTGCGGGGTCACTTCGTACTGAAGTCACGGTACTTCTGGATGAACACCTTTGACACGTTCAACCAGTTGGCCCTCGAGGCGGGGTTCCGTGCTGCCATGGTGCACACCAGCCGAATGATCTGGCAAAACGTCTTGTCTAATCCTTTGGGTCAGGCTGTATTGCTTACGGCACAGAAGGCCGGTGCAGAGGGGGCACCAGAGGCTGTACGTCGGGTCCTCCAAGAAGCGGGCGACAAGTCAGCCAAGTTGATGGGCACACTGACTCGTGCATCGAAATGGCACATCGAGGTGAACCCGATTCTGGAAGGTGCGGGTGGCTTCGTCATTCTCGGGGGCCGTCCCTACGCTCGGACGAAGATCCGTCAGATTGCTCTCGAGGCCGGTATCTTCGCGTCGTTCGACACCAAGCAGCTTGGTATCAAGATCCGTAAAGTCGGTGACATGTTCTTGAGCGAGGCCCAACGAAAGGGTGATCTAACGGCAAAGGGGAAAGAACTTCTGAGAGACATCGGAAAAATCTCCGAGGACATCGCCGAGGCTTGGGCCGAACGCGAGCGCATAGGCTGCATGGTCACGTTGATGGAGATGGGTATCGAGCCAAGAACGGCAGCCAAGATTACCATCAAAGCACTGTACGACTACGCAGGAAGCATGTCGAAGTGGGACCGAAACTTCCTCATCAACATCTTCTTCCCGTTCTGGGCCTTCCAGAAGAACGCCAACCGCCAGGTCCTGGATGCCGTGTTCAGTCCCTGGGGAGCCTACCGCCTGGGTGTCATGCGTCGTGCGTACACCAAGGGCACCGAGTATATCAGTCACATTATTTACGACCGCATGGTGGATGACTTCGGCATCCGAACTGAGGCATTGCCCCCCGACTTGAAGAACGACTACGACCTCTTCAAGAACGCTCTGGCAGACAAGTATGACGGGCTTGAGAACGTACCGCCTGATGTACGCCAAGACGTCAAGCTATGGCTTTCGGGGGCTACGTTCCTGTGGACCCGCGGTCAACTGATTGAGGCACGGGCGGACGATATAGATCGACGGAAAGAGTTCTTGCAGTTGGCTCCAGGCACATTTCGTCTCGCGGACATGTCAACCTACTACATCCCCCGACCACGAGTATCCGGGCGGCCCACATTCCTGCGTGATCGACCCGGCGTTGATATTCCATACGTACCTGAAGACTGGGCGGAACTCCCGGAACCGGGGAACCCTACCAAGGTTCTTCGTCGTACGACAAAGGAGTGGATTGACCTGTTTCGGCAAGACAACCCCGACGTGCCGTACACCACGTTGTTCATGCCAGAGCCGGTGTACGATGCCGCTTTCAAGCACATGGCCAACCTCACGGCCACAATGGTTCTTATGGCCTACGAGGTCAAGAACATGGGACCAGAGTTCTTCTCTGACGCCGACGATGGCTTCGACATCGTTAGTCCATACACGCCATTGAATGAGGTACTCAACCCCGCTCGCGCCCCCATCATGGGCGATATACTCACCAGCTTTGGTGTCAACCAAGCAGCACACCCGAAGAAAATCGCATCGGGCTTGGTGTCACTTGCTGAACGAGTCGGACTTGACATTCTTTCCGTCGACTCACGGAAGGATCCCTTCTTGATCGTGCCCGAAGGAGGAGAAGCCTGGGAGCCGGTACCACAAGAAGGCATCCCGGTCGGAACCAAACAGAACCACTACATGATGCCGGGTGTCCACCAGTTGATTTTTGCCAACAGTCCTCTTGGAGAGATCAACGACATCATGCTCAAGATTGAGAAGTCACCTGTGGAAGAAGCCGCGGCTCTCCAGGGAGAACTACTCAGGCTGTGCCGGGTCATTACAGGGCTTGACCAACGAGAAACCATACCCAAACGCACCACGGCAGCGGCACTTTACGAGGCCGCAGATGAGCCTGGAGCGCAACGAGTAAAGAAGAAGCTAAAAGGCAAGTGAGTCTAAAGTACCACACACTAAACATGCAGGTTACTGGTAACGCACCCTTTGGTGTTACAATAGCCGCACCACCCCGCCAGGAGCCGCTCCCATGATTCAGCAGTTTACGAAATATGGCTATTCGTGTTCCGCACTACAAGAAGCCATCGGCACTTCATACGCCGTAATCGCGCTTACAAATCTTGCGTCGAATAAGAAGGCCAGCGTTGTACCCGATGATTGTTTTCTCGAGTCAATCGAGTTCGAACTGAGTGCAATTGCTGCCGCTGATACACTTACCATCTTCATCGCACGTGACTCGGCAGGTCTGGTTCCGATTACTTCAGACATTCTTTCTGGCGCAACCCAAGCGGTGACACTGAGTGCTGCCGCGTCGACTACGGGTGCTGTGTCCTTTACAATCAGTAAAGATTATCACTTCGATACCACGACGACCAACGCCAATAGCGGCACCATTTACGTCTGCGCGAAGGCAAGTGCTGCGTGTGTCGCTGAGAACATTCGACTCAACTGGAGGTCGTAATGGGGCGTATTGTCGGTAGCCTATTCGACGACAGTGGCGGCAGTCTTGTTGTCACGGATCTCGATGTAGACAGCGGAACAATCTCTGTTGATGAAACCAACAACCGCGTTGGTTTGGGTACGACCGCTCCAGGAACACAGCTTCAGGTTGAAAGTAATGCACCCTACGTCACACTGAAGAACGATACCTCTGAGAACACTGCTGGCGGCTGCGAGTCAAAGGTGATCTTTGAGGACCATGGCAACAACGCGCTTGGTCAGATTGAAGTCAGTCACGTTGGGTCGTCGGATGATGAGAAGGGTCAGTTGATCCTCAAAACGAACAACGACTCAGGGTTGCAGACTGCGTTGACCATTAGTGAAGCGCAGGCAGCGACGTTCGCGGGTGACGTTACTGTGAGTGGTGGTGACATCACGTATGGCAACGGACAAAACGCCACGGCGTCTGTTGCAGCCACGGCCCACGATACCGCAGGAAAGAACCTGACGATCACTTCTGGGGCCACGACGGCAGGCACGACCAACAACATCGCTGGTGGAAGCCTCACCATCCAGGCTGGACAGGGCAAAGGCACTGGAGCCGGTGGAGATATTGTATTCCAGACAGCCAATGCTGGGAGTTCGGGTAGCACCCTAAACAGCCTTGCGACAGCGCTGACTATCAGCGATGACAAATCAGCCACGTTCACGGGGCCGGTTATCGCCCTCAGTGCGATGGCATCGAGTGGGCCGGGCAATACCTTCGTCACCTTTGCTGATGGAGATGGTACCCCCTCTGTTGCGACTGGAAACTTGTTCAAGCACCATGCGTCTACTGAGACCATCACGATGTTTGACGATGGGATTTCCGGTCAAATCATCACGGTCATCTCTACCGCAGCCATCACATACGACGTTACCGGCACTAACCTGAAAGGTGGTAGCGCCGACATCGTGACTGCAAACGGTGACGTTACTCAGTGGTGCTTTGATGGCACCAACTGGTATCTTCTTCAGTTCATGGATGTGTCGGCTGACCACTCCACCATCGGCGGCGGTGGCGGTGGGGCCGACGCCAACGACCTTGATCACATTCTTCACCAACAAGTGTTTGGACGATAGGAACAACAATGTCAACGATCAGCAAAGTACTTCTTAGCGGCTCAACCCAGGGAACGGGTATCAAGCTGACGGATACATCCACATCAGGCAACTCGGACGCCGGGTACCTGATTCACACCGCTGTTTCAGGCACCACCGACATTGACGAAATCTGGGTCTGGGCATGTAATACCAATACAGCCGCGGTGACGTTGACCATTGAGTTTGGTGGTGTCGATGTTGACGACAACATCAAGATGGTCATTCAGCCTGACGAAACCGTGTTGGTTGTACCTGGACTTCCGCTGCAAAATGGGTTGTTGGTCAAGGGGTTTGCATCAGTTGCAAATAAGGTCAACGTCTTTGGATACGTCAATCGACTGGATGTTTCATGAGTCATACCAGTCGAGTACCTGGAGACTTTGCCCATTATTCTGTGGGTACGGCTCGGCGCGTCAATCTGGGCTGGCAACAGTTCATGATGACAGATGATCAATGCGTCATCGAAGATCCGCTGAATCAGGTTGTGGGTGACGATGGGCTCAGGGCCGCGTCACCTTCAGGAGACGGCTCAATCGTTGAAACGACAGGTGCCACGGTAGTTACATTCGCAGACGGACACGATGGTGGAAGCACTGTGGCCATTGATGGCTGTGTAGCATTCAAGCCGCTGCGAGATGCTTTCGGTGAAGAGGTCAACTATGGGACGCCGTTTACACTCAGGATGGTACTTGAACTGGTCAGCATCTCTGGGGGTTACTCTGGAACGGCCTCGAATAAAAATCAACCCATGATTGTCTGCGGGATAGCCCAGCAGTTTTCAGACTTTGACGCCGGTGGTGCCTCCTTCATGGCGATTGGGTACAGGCTCAACTGCACGGGGTCCGAAGATATTGCCGTAGATGCTGACGCCATCGTTGTAAGCCGTGTCGCATCAGGGGCCGGGCAGCGCACAGAGGATCACACGACGGGCCACGATAACCACCCGATAATATCAATGAAGTTTACCTGTGGTCCCGATCTTGATGCAGATGGAAACTGCCATGGCTCATTTGTCGCATTGCAGCCTGTTGGCGGGTCAGACCCGTTTGACGCCCATAGATCGGGTGCGCCATGGGATGGAGATGCCTTCGACAACCTCAGTTTGAACGCAAATCAAGGAACATTTACCGCCCCCAATTCGGTCAAGATTTTTGTGGCAGTAACCGACAAGACAGCGTCTGACGGCTCCGAAACGCCCGCAGTAGTCACCTTCAAGGTTCACTACCTTGTGTCCGCTGCCCCAGCGTGGGGAGGTAGCGGTGCCGTATAGATCCAGTCGCCCAGGTGATTTCAGTCAAACAACGACGGGCAAAAACTACCCCCATTACCATGGTTGGCGTCGGTTCAATACAAACGATTCGAATATCGTACATGAAGATCCCAACAATCAAGTAGACGGCGCTACCGAAACAACAGGAACCAGTGTTGTCGATGGGCACACAACGTTCACCCTAACCGACTCAACCAGCGCGGTTACGCCCCCCGCCGACATGGGTATCTGGTGTCAATCTACCCCACTGACCGACATGTACGGCGTGCCTGTCAACTTCTCCAGCGCGTTCACGCTGATGACAATGGTTGAGTTTATCAGTGTTACGGGTGATGTTCAGACAAGTGGGAGCACCAAGCATACACCATCATTTGGCCTTGGCATTGCAACGCTTGCGCCTGGGGGCACTGGTTCTGAGACAATCAATACATCCGACAACAAGTGTTTTGGAAGTGGGTTGAATGTCATTACTGACACACCCACGTTCAGGGCGATTAGGTTTTCGGGTGCTGGCGGGTCAGTTGTTCATACTGTGGCTGGGCAAAAGCCGCTTCTTGTCACCGATTACCACATCGGGCCTGGTCTTGGAACTTACAAAGAAGAGGATACCAACTGGATTCATGCCACAAACTTCGATACTTCTGGAAACAGTTACGCGAAGTTCAAACCTTCAAGCACTACTGACGGAACACTCAGGCAGTATCAGGCGACTGATGCAGCTTCCATCGACACAGATGGTCCTATCTACCTGTTTGCGTTCGCAGGCAGTTATAGCGCAGCAGATGGAAGCAACGATCCGGCAGTTGTGAAGTGCCGACTTTGGTATATGGTCAATAGCGACCCATCTGGATGGGCGAGGTTTACAGGATGACACAAGACGATCTCAACAATGAGCAAGAAGCACGGGCAGGTGCCCAAGAATCGACTATTTCAGAGGTAGATGCTGATAAAGTCGTGACGAGTTGGGATGTTGTTAGGTTCTCAGCAACACTACCGACGACCATGTGGGATGAGATCAAGGCTTCTGCCGCTGACGCCCTCGTTTTTGTACAATGGCTTGAAAGCAAGAGGCCCGAGTAACTTCGTTTCTCATCTATAAGGACCCACCATGAGTAGCAATCTCAAAACTGCCAACTTTGACTCATCCGTTCTAAGGTATAAACTCGTCTCTGACTCTTCCTTGACCGGCGCAGCGATTGTCGACGTCACACAGGAATCAGGGACGCTATACTACGTCACATTGAACGCGTTGACAGGCATCAACAACAACTACTACGTCAAGTTCAAGTTCACGACAGGTGAAGTTGTTGTCGGGACCACCGAGCCCGACCTTGTCTTGTATCTTGCCCAAGACACTGAACTAAAGCTACATATGCCCGCAGGGGTCGCATATACAGCACTCAGTGTTTGGATGGTTGATTCTGCCGATGACAATGGCACAGCCCAAACCACTTCCGGCAACTCAGCCTCCGTCACGCTTACCATGGTCACATCGTAGGAGAACCGCATGGCAGTAACAACAGCAAATGTACCCAAACGGTTGGCCGAAACACTGGTCATCGATGTGGATGCCAATGTTAGCGCGGAAGAAACCGTGTTTAGCGGTACAACTCTGGCCAACAAGTTCTACTACGTAGAGTTGGATAACAGCAATATCAACGCAGCTACGTACCTCAAGGTGCAAGACATCGCCCAGTACAATACGTCAAACCCACCTACCTGGCGGTTCTATGCGCCAGCGAACGCCACGGTGACGTATCTCTTCCCTGAAGGGCAAAGCTTCTCTACGGGTATCAGCTTCATCGCTACCTCGACCACTGATAGTACAGACACACAAACGGCACCGTCCGGTGGAACCGTTACAGTAAAGATTCTCGGAGGCACCTGAATCATCATGAAGAAACTAATCGAAGCGCTTTTCTGCTCTCAAAAACGAATGTCGTGGCGTCGTCTCGCTGTCTTGTGCCTTGGTACGGGACTCTTGGCCGCAGGACTGCTCAACTCTGAGCAATGGCTTTACTTGGGCCTTGCTTACATTGCGGGTGATTCTGCCGAAAAGGCATTGGCCGCGATTGGCAAGAAGTAGGTAGGTTGTGGCGACACTGAAGAGTACAGGGTTTCAAGAAGCTGTTGACTACAAGGTCATCGAGTGCACGGCGATTAGTGCGACGGGCACCCAATCGAATGTAGCCAATGGCGCTGGAACCTTGCACGCAGTCATCGTCAACTCAACCAACTCATCAGACCCTGTGTCTGTGCATATCCTTGACGGGGAAGAGTCCGTCAACTCGCAGGTCGTATTCAAGGGAGTAGCGTCTGGTATCAAGACGTTGCAGATACCTACCGGGTTTACATTTGACGAGTTGAACTTCTGGGTCAGCAAGTATAGCGGCGAAGACGACACCACGAGTTTCGCCGGCAACGTTGATGTCTCATTGGTGTGTAGTTGAGGAATCATGGCAGTTACCAAGACCACAACAATCACCGCACTGGCAGGCGTTCTTGTCGTTGATTTTAGGGCGGACTCGTCTTCGGAGAACAACGTTACAGGCAACTCGTCTGGGACGCTGTACTTGGTTGACGTCGACAATAGAGCAAATCCAAGTCAGTCGGCGTATGTCAGGATCAGAGACGCCTCAAGTGCCACCCCGAGTCACGCGACAAATGGTGTACCAACTTGGGTATTCATGGCGCCCCCTGGCGCCAAGATGTCATACGCAATGCCCGAAGGGCAGGCATATAGCGCTGGGTTGAGCATGTGGTGCACGGTCAACAACGCCAAGCAAAACATCTCGTCACCAACCAACGCGGTCGTCGTGAAACTCGTTGCTTCATAGGTCGATATGGATGACTCAACTGCAATCCTGGTGTCTGTTATCTTCGGCTTGCTGCTCACATTCTTCGGTATCAAGCGGCAGGACAAGAAAGACAAAGCAACAGCGGCCCCAAAGAACCAGGCCGCAAATGTCGCACGTACCGTGGCTCAGGAGGAGTTCCAAAAAAACCTCGATGCCATCAATAAGGACCTCAAAGGTGACTCTCCCGCAGACGATTTGGCGTCTCGAGGGAATACGCGACGACGACGATGATACTACTTCTATTGACAGCATTTGCGTGGGGATCAGAACTACCCGAAAGACCCGCACCCCCTAAGGTTGTCGACGGTCAATGCAAAAAGTCTTACGGCATCACAGAGGGACAGCCCCTCCCCAGTGCCCTCGCTGTATCTGTCAACTCGGCTGTATGCTCTGCTGTGGCTGTCCCTCTTTCCGACTACGCAGACCTCCTTGCCACAGAGGAATGGGCGACGCTTGTTGCGACACGCTACCAAATCGACACATCAGATTTGGAACGAGAACGTGATTGGTATAAAGCCAGGTTAGAGGAGGCTTCTAAGCCACCGCCCTTCATGGAAAGACCGACAACGCAGCGCTGGTTTGGTAGAATAGAGACACTGGTTACAGTCGGAGTAGTTGCCGTGGGGCTTGGGGCTGCTTATCAATATGGCTCCGGGGGTACGAAATGACTTACAAAGACTGGGCCATTCCCGCCATTACCGTGATTTTTGCGGCGGGAGTTACCGTTGCAGGTTTTGAGGCAACGGCTGAAGACACTCAAGAACTTCAAGAACGTGTCGGACAACTCGAGTCCAAGTCGGGCAAGCAGGAAGTCATCGACCTGAAGATTGAAGGTGTTGAAACGCGCCTCGACAAGATGGAAGATTTGATGGGCAAGATGGTGGAGATTCAGCAGCAACAGGCAATCAATCAAGCCAAGATTTGCCAAGCGACCAACGCAGACTGTGACTGATGAGGCCCGTTCTTCTTGACTATGTAGCGTCACTCGGGCTCGCTGTGTTTGAGAAGGGTGATTACAACGTCAATATCATCGGAATAAGAAGCAAAGATCATAAGCCCAACAGCTTCGATGACCGTATGTGCGTTGCTTTCAAGGACCCCATGGGTTGGATGACGCACACTTGGGCATGCACAACAGAGCCCGGAAAGTACTGGCTTGAGAACCCCGGCAACGTGGACGGTACCGCAATCCTTGTTCCGGGGCAGTACAGGGGTGTCTACAAGATTGATTTGCACCGTGGAAAGTACGATGCGCTTTGCCAACGAAACGGCAAGGTACGGACGTACAGGGACGATAACAAAGATGACGTCGTTGACCTGTCAAGTGACAGCATCACTGAGGGCTTCTACGGCATCAACATTCATAAGGCTGGAGCGCACTCTACCCAGGTAGACAAGTGGTCTGCTGGGTGTCAGGTCTTCGCCAATGAAGAGGACTTCTCTGAGTTCATGAGCATTTGCCACACAGCACGCACAAAGTGGGGCAACAGCTTCACGTACACATTGATTGACGAACCCGAGTTCTAATCAGCGTCGCTTCCACCGACCGGGACCACTTCTGGCGTCGATTCGGGCACGCTCACCCAGGTCCACAAGCTGGGCAACCCAGCTTTCATATCGAGTCGGCTCGCTTACACTTTCCTTGGGCGCCGACGAGAAAGCCTCGGACAGCCCTTTGACATGACGCATCGTCGGCAACCTATCCCCTGACTCGATGCGACTGACCTCTGACTGACTCAAGCCCGAGGCTCGAGCCAAATCAGCGAGCGTCCATCGCCTCACTTCACGTGCGTGTCTCATGAATCGAGAAAAGGCGCTTATATCCATGGTCTCTCCGTGCTACACCACAACGGTAGCGCGATGAACGGGGTGCGTCAACTTTATTCCTTGACACCCTGTCACGGCTGACATAGAGTCGGCTCATGCACAATCAACCTCATATCACCTATCGAGTTGATCCTTGTACGCAGTTCGAACTGCTTCAGGGTCTTGAAGGCCAAGTTCCTGGAGCCATGGTGTATGGTAGGAACCACTCGAGTCGACGCATGCGCCTCAAAAATGCGTTGTCGGAGCAAATCGAGGGGATGACATCATGCGAGATTTACGCACCGCTGCACGCCGCTTGGCTCGTCGAGGGCATGCTCGCCTATTACTCACTGCCATATACCTTCTCGGCCACGGGCATCGAGGGTATCACTGGATGGTCGAACGATCCCGCCGAAAGAGAAAGGCTCGAGTGCAGAGGAAGAAACCTCGCTGAGAACTTGACGGCAGCAGGGGAACTCAGAGAACACGTTGTCGACCTTGCAACCCCCTATCAGTTCATGGGCATCGAGTGGGCACGCACGCGCCCATGGACAATGAACGTCTGGTCCTGTGGTGCAGGCAAGACACTTGGGGCCATCATGGCAGCCCTCAGCCAAACAGGCCCCATCCTGGTCGTATGTCCAGCCAAGGCCCGTCATGTCTGGTGGAGCCAGATACAGGAATACACCAACCTCAAACCCTTCCGCGTTCGACCCTCATCGGGCCAACGAAAGCGCGACCAAAGCCTGGACGACTACCTTCGAGAATGTCGAAGCGAATACCGTCGCCCTGTGATTGTCATGGGGGCGGAAGCTTTAGCCGACAACCTCGACATCGCACGACGCATCCAACCTACCGTCCTTATTCTCGATGAAATCCATACACACGGAAGCCGCAAGCGGTGGAAGGCTATTCAAGAGGCCGACGGCAGCGTGACCTTCGAGCGTCGGCGTACGGCTGCAAGCAATCGGGCTGACTCCCGCATCAATAGGGAGAACCGCGCCGTGGCGGTCATGGACCTCAGTCGGCTCTCGAGCGTGCGGCTGCGGGTAGGGCTCACAGCAACCCCCCTCGATGACGGCAGGCCGCGGCGTTTGTGGTCGCAACTGGACCTGCTGGCGCCCGGAGGGTTCAGCCACAGCTACTCCAACTTCGCCCATCGGTATTGTGCCGCCCGCCCGGGGCAGTACGGTGGCCTCGATGACACAGGGGCCAGCCACCTGGACGAGTTGAAAGCACGATGCAGCTTCCTGGTGCACGAGGTTCCGTACAGTGAGTCACATGCAGCCCTCCCAGACACCCGAGTACAGGTCGTGTACCTGAGTGCGTCTGAGTTGAACCGTGCAGAGCGGTGGGATGACGACAAGACCTTCGGTCAGGCGCTCCGTGGACTCATCCGGGAGACCCGAACCGACCCGCTGGCACGAGAGCGAGTGGTCGAGGCCCGACTTGCAGAGGCATGTAGCCGCAAACGACGGTATGTAGTGAGTGAAGCGATTGAAGGACTCAAGGGAGGGGGAAAAGTTGTCATCTTCACCGCCCGTAGAAGGGAAACAGAGTTGTGGGAGCACGATCTTCTTCGGGCATTGAGTCGTGGTGATGAAGCTTTAGGTGAGGTCCCGGTTTGGATGGCGCATGGTGGTGTCCCTGAATCCGAAAGGGACACAATGGTCGACGCTTTCAGGGAATCGACAGGTCCCTGCTGTCTAATCGCGACAGGACAAAGCGTTGGCACTGGTGTTGACGGTATGCAGACCGCGGACCTCGCCATTTTCGCCATGCTCCCCTGGAAGCCCGGTGATTTCGTCCAGTGGAAGGGCAGATTCGACCGATTGGGCGGTAGTGCCACCCTATTGAAGGTTGTCGTGGCCAGCGGGACGTACGACGAACGCGTTGTTGAGATTCTTGTGGATAAGTTCGGCCCAATCGAGTCGTTCCTCAAGGCAGACGAGTTGGATGGCCTCGGAGAGAAGCTTCTGGGCATGGAAGACAGTGAATCCCTCGTGAACAGCATCATCAGCAAGCTGGAGGTAGCATGATCGAGGTTCGGTATGAGTGCGACACCTGCGCCAAGTCAAAACTGCTCCGACACAAGTCATTCTCCGCGCTTATGGCCAGTGGTCAGGCAGAGGGCTTCCGGGGTTACCAAGGAAAGCATCTTTGTGCTGCGTGCCGTAAGAAACTCATGGGAAAAAAGAAGTGGGCGCAGAACAAGAAAGTGTCTGAGAGCCGCCAACAAAAGAAACAACAAATCAAAGAGGCGCGTGAACAAGAGGAGCGCTTACAAGCGCTGCACTTGCAGATGATGGAGGCAGACTTCGAAGAGCGCTACAAGGAGAAGTTGCAGACCATGGTGACGAAGTTGGGAGGTGAGGTATGAGTCAGCTTCTCATTGATGCAGGTCGCTCATCGCGTGGTTGGTCACGGATTGGTTCGTTCTTCCGGTGTCCGCAGCTTTTCGCGTACCAGAACCGGCTCGACAAGCAGCTAATCCCCGCCGATGCCCTCACCCGCGGCAGCATGGGCCATGTGCTCCAAGCACATCAGCATGCCATCTGGGGGGCGCGTACCGCAGAAGGTGTTTGGGTTGATGAGGCATGGCACAACGACCCGAGCGTCTTTCTGCCACCGGAAGAAGCCGTACATCAGTGGTGCGACGCCAATGGTGGGCATAAGCACCTTGATCGGATGACTGAGACGTTTCGTCGGTACATGGCCAAGCACCCTGAGGCTCCTGGTAGCGTGGTTGCAGTCGAATACCCTATCACCGCTGTGCTGGGAGAGAAGAGCGGTGTTTGGGGTCTATGGGTTGTACATCCAGAGGAACAACACTTCAATCGCCAAGTTGCCTCGGTCAGAGCGTGGGATGACGACATCATCACGTTGACCCCACTCAACTGCCCCGGTCATCCCGACTCGGGTTCAGCTATCGTGCTCACGCGCCGTCTGGACATGGTCACGAAGGACCGAGCGGGTCGAATCTTCGTCTGGGACCACAAACACCAGGCCAAGGTCGAGCCCAACCGCTCAGTGGACGGCTACGCCATCGATGGGGGCTTCGCCGCCTTCAGAATCATGGGCAAGCAGTTGTATGGGAAGCACTTCGGTGGTGTGGCGTTGAATCTCATCCAGACCCAAGAGCCTTGGCGCGTGGCGCGGCCCATGGTTCCTGCGACTCCGCATCGAGACCGTCACTTCGCCGATATGCTCTGGCGGGCCGAGCATACCCTTGCTCGACTGGACCTTGAACTGCCCAACTACTGGGACTGGCCCAAGGTGCAACACGAGACTACCTGTGTGGGCCGCTACGGCGCATGCGCGGCAATCAAGATGTGCTTTTACGGAGAGGCGGTCACAAACTGACCGGTCGCAGCCATCAACCTACGTTAGACTCTAAAACCCCAAAGCCAACTTCAATCCTGGAGAATATGATGACCGAAAATAATGGGCTGCCTACCGTCATGGCGACGGTGTTCGGCAAGCCGAAGCAAAAAAAGACCAGCGATGCGCTGGCGACGTTCCCTACTGCCCTGTTCCTTGGTGTACCCTCGGCGGTCACCTTGGTCGCGCAGAACGAACTTGGGTTCACCCCCTCGGTGCACCCTGACTCACCAAAGAACTTGCCTGACCTGGTCGCGTTGCTGAGTGCCATGGCCAAGACAGGAAGTGCTTTGCAGTACGGTGCGGTTGTCATCGACGACACGAGCCATCTCTGTCAGCGGTCAATGCTGGAGTGGGCCGAAGAAGCGCCCACAGGTAGGAGCGGAAAGAAAGACCGCTTCTATCAGTACCAGCAGTTGAACCAGCACCTACTCCAGATTGCCCATTTGTCTCGCCATCTGGGTGTCCATCTCCTGATGACATTCCACGAGCGCATGCCAGGTACCAACGCAGACGGTCGGTTCTGTCCAGGCGGCCCCGATGTGCCCTCGCGCAACCAGGTCGAGACACTACCGGCATGGTGCGACATCAACGTGCGTGCCATGGTCGACCCCAACTACCCCGACCCGTGGTTTCCAAGCATCTACTACTGCGACCCGACCGACCCTGAATGGGTCACGGGAGACCGGACAGGTGTGTGCTCGGAGAAGACTCCCGGCAACCTGAGAGAGATCATGAGAGCCAGCGAGAGCAACTACAAGTTGAGCCGCCTTCAAGGTCTCGAGTGGCAAGATGAGGTTGCAGAGATTGTCGCGCAGGCTATGATTTCAGGTACCACCGTGCAGGATGCGATCCACGCGGCGGTGTCAGGTCGGACTGACAATCCATTGCATCTTCGTTGGGCATGCCAAGACGGCATTGCCCGCGGCGTGTTGGCGCAACAGTCCAGCCAATCACTCTTTGACTTCTCGGAGGCTGAAGAGACAACAGGCAACTCGCCTGCTCTCCCGCCGCCACCACCAGTCTCTTGACGGATTGCCGTCAAGTCCATCGGACCTTGCGTCCATTCAACACCAAACCATGGAGCCAATCATGGCTATCAAGATTCCCGGCAGCGCTTTCCAAGGCATCAGTTCTTTGGGCTCTTCCATCCCTGACGCTGGTTACTACGACGTAACCATTGTCGACATCGAGACAGGTGCCAATGACAAGCCCGGTACCCGTCGCTTCCACGTTCAGTTCGACAACGGCTTCAAGATGTTTACCTTCTTCAGCCTTCCCTTCGACGACAACGGCCAACAGCTTCCAGGTCTTACCGAGAAGCAAGTCCGAGGTCGCATGGCTGCTATCCGCACCGTGCTTGAGTCGCTGGGATACAGCAAGGAAGACATCGAGAACGCTGCCGAGATCAACGACAACTGGTTCCTCGGAACACAGAACGGTGGTCGCAAGGCGTACGTCGAGTTCCTTCCCGGTCAGAAGGGTGTCCAGGGCTCGTACAGCGAGATCAAGACCTGGCTCACCAAGCAGCAGTTCGATGCTCTCAAGGCTGCTGATGCCAAGCCCGCTGATGCAAACGTTGCACCTGCGGTCAGCGCATCTCCGGTTCCGTCTGCCGCTCCCACGAACGGCGCACCCATCCCCTCGGCTGGTGTGGCCCTGCCCCCACCGGCCAGCGCGGCTCAGAACATTGTTAGCTGAGCCGTTCGTATAGACCAAGGGCCTCCAGGCCCCGAAGACCCAGCAGGGAGGCATGTGGGTGGTCGCATAGATGTCTCAACTCATTAGCGAGGAGCGAGAATAAGTCAGGGTAGAGCAGTTGGTAGCTCGCTGGGCTCATAACCCGGAGGTCGGGGGTTCAAATCCCCCCCCTGCTTCCTCGCTCCAGTCTCGGACACACAGGAAAGTGATGCCCTACTTCGATCCACAAAGCTGCGGTGCTCAGTGCAATGTCTGTCCACTTGGGCCAGACGGGCCGCTACGCAAAGACGAGTGGAAGCCTGTGGGAGGAGAGTTCCACCATGGAGCCGATGTCCTCGCCATCGCGGAGTCTCCTGGACCAGACGAAGTCCAGCATGGTCGACCCCTCGTTGGTCGCTCAGGTACCGAGTGGAACAACGCCTTGGTGTTCTCCGGCAAGAGGCGCATCAGCGTAGACCTTGACAATGTCATCTCATGCAAGCCCCCTGGCCAAGCGTCCGGTGCGTGGCGTCGAATGGAGAAGTCCCTCGACAGACTCAACAAGAAGAGGATCAAACGAGGCGAGGACCCATACCCACACCCCGCGGCATGCTGCCGACCAAGACTACTGGACGTCGCATCCAGGTACCGCAAGATTATCACCTTGGGTAAGACACCCACATCAGCCTTGACGGGTCAAGTAAGCAGCATCCAAAAGACCCGAGGTGGTCCTATGTACGTCGATGACGACTGGGACTGGGTGCCCGAGAACGGTACCCGCAAGCTGCTACCCACATTGCACCCTGCTTTCATCCTACGTGCGCCAAGCTGGCGACATGTGCTGCACTCCGACATCTCCAAGGCGTTCCGCTGGTTCGACGACACACTTCGATGGACTCAACCAGACTCACTCATCAACCCAACACCAGAGCAACTGGAAGAATGGCTTGCACAGCAGGCACCCTTCTGGGCATACGACGTCGAGACGGATGGCATCGAACCGCTCGAGTGCAAGCTACGCACCATTGCCATCGCCATCCCCGACCTGGACCAGAAAGGCAGCGTCGCACGGGGGCTTGTCAGCCAGAACGCCCGCGCCGTGGGAGTGGGCCTCCTCTCGACCGACGGCATCACGCGCCTGTACCCACCGGATCAGGAGCAGCGCATCCTCGACATCCTCCGCAACGCCTTCACCGATGGTCGCGTCTGGGTGGGGCACAACGCCGGGTACTACGACCGCATGGTGATTGAGTCGCGTCTGGGTGTCACACCTGCGCCACTGGTAGACACACTGTTCCATGCACGCTTCCGCGCACCTGACCTGCCCAAGTGGTTGAAAACCATCGGCTCCATCCTTACAGACGTCGAGCGGTGGGAGACGACAGAGAAGGGCACCAAGATCAGCACAGGTAGCCAAGACGATACCGAACTTCTCCGGTACAACATCATCGACTCCACGGTGAATGCACGCATCGTTTCACCACTCATTGACGCGTCAACCTCGGCAGGTGCATTCCGCTCTCTGCGAAACGAACTGAAGCCGAAAGGTTGGCCTGTCGAGCGGCCATGGAACCTCAACGAAGTTGACCATGCCACCCAAGAGATGTGTGTTGGGATGCACAAGACAGGTGTCTGGGTAGACCAAAGACTTCGCGGCGAACTCGAGTTTGAGTACGGACGCTCAGTGAAAGCGAGGTACAAGAACCTTCAGAGTTTGGCCCAAGATGTAGGGCTGAAGGGCCTGGATGCAGATTCTATCAATGACTTGAACCCAGGCAGCGCAGACCAGATTCGTAGCTTGTTGTATGACCGATGGCAGCTTGGCATCCCAGCCACCATGGAGGCCCGGGATTTCTACACCGAGACCGGGGCTCCAGGAACCGGAGACGCAGTCCTACGCGGTCACTTGGCCAGCGGTCGACTCGGTTCGTTGCAGGAAGCTTTCATCAAGGAACTGCGTTTGTATCGCAGAGAGAAGAACAAGATTCTGGGTACCGTGCTGATTCCTCTCCGGCGACGAGACTCTGACCCCGACAAGGGCTTGGTGCACAACGACGGTCGGGTACGCTCTACCTGGAACGCTCATGTCACCAGCGTAGGTCGACTCAGTAGCAGCGGCCCCAACCTCCAGAACATCGGCAATCGCAAAGGACAAGGCAGACTCAAGTCCATCTTCTCTGCACCACCTGGACGCATCCTGGTCGGTGCTGACCTTGACCAAGCGCACCTTCGCATCACCGCATGCTTCTGGGGCATCCCTCGATTGCTCGAGTGCTTCGACACAGGCAAGGACCCACACAACCTGCTGGCCTACGATGTGTTCGGCAACGACTTCAAGAACGCTGGTGGCTGGGGGCCAGATGGATTCAGCCTGAATCGAAAGCCACCGGGCGGTGAAGCCAAGGCCATGCGTGATGTGATGAAAACATTCAGGTACGCATCTATCTATTGGGCGGACCCCACCACAGTTTGGCAGGTGCTGACCAGCACAGAGACCGATGATGGTCGGATGCCCTACCTCAAGTTCGAGACCCGAGAGGTGCGTCACTTCCACAACAAGTGGTTGGAGGCCGAACCTGAATGGGAGACAGCGTGGAAGCACATGATGCGTTGCTATGGGCACCAGGGCTACATGATGGAGCCTGTCATGCTCCGGCGGTCAGGACCGCTCTCGGATGGGAAGAAGAACGAAGTGGTCAACTTCCCCATCCTCGCGGCTGAGTCATCTATCATGCGACTGGCAGAGCACGCCGTCATGGAAGCCTTCCCGTTCAACTACGCAGGTGAAGGTACAGGCATGATTCATCAATGCCATGACTCCATTGCGGTTGAGATACCGATGCCCCCTGGACTTCCACCGGACTGGAAGCCTACAAGAGGGGAGCCCCTACCCGCTGCGCTTGAAGAAGCCCGGCGCACAGTAGAAGAATGTATGACGGTCAAACTCCCTGGATGGAGCGTGACCATGACTGCTGAGGCCGATGTAGGTCGTAGCTTGAAAGATGTCTAAGGAGGTGAACAATGAACAAGGCACAATGGTTTCTCGCCCATTCGAAGAGAGACGATGACAATGACATCAACTACTGGTGTACCCAACTGGAAGAATCACTGAGCCAGTCAGGCTGGAAGGCAAAGGTCGTGCCAGGTCGAGACGACTACGCCACACGGTCAGCGGCCCTCGGTGGATGGAAGGCTTGGTGCCGTGATGTACCCTGCGGCAAAGACTATACCGGGGCTCCCCTATTCCACGGTGTCATCGTTCCGGCAGATGCTGTTGACGCTGCACCGTCAGTGGGTAAAGCCACCGCCCAGATCCTACAAGGATTCCTACGCGAATCGAAGCACGTCTACGCATGGTGCCCCGCGTCACAGACTTTCCGTAAAGTGTCTGAAGTGACGCAACTACCCGATGACAACTGGGTTGCGTGGGCACGGTTGGACTTTAGTTCTTGACGCTGCGGTACGGATTCGATAGGCTTACCAAGAACCCAAAGCACAACCCCCCTTGGAGGATCAATGCGACCCTTTGTCAAAAGCATTTACAGTAATCTCAAGTCTCCGCGTCCATGTGGCGATGCCTGGAGTGTCGAACTCGGACAGCACACGTTGCTGGTCGGGACGAATACCAGCCACAAGAGCAGCGTCATTCAATCTGTCGAGTTGGCTCTTGCCGGGTCAGCCGATGACATCTTCGGTCGACGTGCCGTATCCGACGCTGCGCTGCTCATGACCCTGGCTCCCGCAGATGAACTCGGGGTATCCGCGGTTCTGTCTGACGAAGAACACGCGCTGTTCAACGTCCAGCGTGAGGCGGGCAAGGTCAAGCGACCACAACACAAAGGGCCAGGTAAGTCTGCGCTGGTACATCGTATGGTGAGTGAAGCCTTGGCAGGCTCGACAGCGAACGCCCGCAAAGCCTTTCTCTCCTGGGCCGGAGGCGACATCCAACTTGAAGATGTGCTGGCTCACCTACCAGCAGAACTACACGCCAAGTACCGAGACATCGCTGACCACAAGAGTCACGGCAACACGCCCGTCGAGACCCTACTGGAGATTGTGGCTTACTCAAGTAAGCGTCAGCGAGAAGCATCCAAGGAAGCCAAGGGTGCCCAAATCATCCTGGAAAGTATGGGTGACACGGTCGAGGACCGACCCTCTGAGGATGACCTTGCTCGAATACGTATCGCCGTGGTCGAGGCCAGAAAGGTACTTGATGTCGCTGTCAACGCTGCCGGTGCAGGTATGACCGCTGAGGCTCGTAGCGATGCCATCGCCGAGGCTGCGAATGGATACAACCAATGGGAGAACCACCGGCTCCAGGCTGAACGGTCTCTTCAAGAAACCGAGACGTCTCTTCCGCAGAAAGGGGAGAACGTCGGCCATGCCATCCAGATTGTCGATGTCGCTGTCAAACACAGCTTGGACGCATGCCCTGTATGTAGTAGTCAAGTAGGTCTGGACCACTTGAAAAACTGCCAAGCGTTCTACCAGGAGCAGGAGAACCAATGGCAGGCACAGTCAAGTCAGACATTGATGGCTCTCGACAAGTGGAAGTCAAACCTCGAATCCGCTGAGCGGCATGTGGCTCAGTTCCGAAACGAGGTGGAGCGGTTGAAACAGGTACCTGTCATCGATGGAGACGCCACGACTATCTCCGTCGCCGATGCTCAGTCTCGCCTCGAAGCAGCAACGGCGGCATTGACGGCGGCTGAAACTATCCAGTCACAGTGGGAGAATCTTGCCAACGCACGCGACCGCATGTTCAGCATGCACGCAGAGGCCAACACGTACAAGGACTTGAAGAAGTGTGGTGAGACTGCGGTAGGTCGACTACTCGCAGAACAGGCCAAGGACTTCAGCCAGCGGGTACAGAAGTACCTACCGAAGCATTGGGATTTCAACATCGAACTACTGGACGGAGACCGAGAGGTGTTCCGTATGGGAGTCATGCGTGACGGGAGGCTCCACTCGGCTCTCTCTGGTGCTGAGTGGGCCTCGGTTGTGTGCGCTATCTCAATGGCTGTGTCCGAGAGTCTACCCGACAACGAGCCCGCAGTACTCATCCCGGAGGACCGCGCATGGGACGGCAAGACTTTGTCTGCTGTCATGAAAGGCTTCTCCAAGTTCGAAGGTCAGGTCATCATGGCGAGCACTATTCGACCCACAGGACGCCCGCCCAAGGGTTGGACCATCCTTGATATGGATACAGTGAGTGCCGACTGGTGCGAGCCTGACGAAGAGTACGAAGTCGATGAGGTCGAGGAGAAAGAAGAACCTACCCAGACCAGCAAGAACCATGCGTCTGGTGGGTTGCGCGTCACCTCACGCAGTACGCTGATGCTGGAGGAGATGGGCTTCGACCCGTGTCATGTCGATATGATGTCTCGAGATACCGTTGCAGCCATCATCCGTGATGGACTGTCGCCTGATGTTGTGTGCGTCAATGAGAACGGAACCTACGACATTGTTCGTGGCGGCAACGTACTGCCGATGCCCCCTGCGCCCAAAGCGTAGGGAGGCGTCATGCGGTGCGTGACCTGCGACCATAGAACCAAGGTTGTTGACTCGCGACCCAGCAACACCTCAAGCGGCTTCAAGGGCCAACGATGGATTCGAAACCTCGTTTCTTGGTATACCCAAGACTGGGTGTGTCGACGCCGCCAATGTCCCAACTGCAAGAAGGTATTCCTGACTGTTGAACTCCCGATGGAGGACCTCGAGAAGGGGTGGTCTCCTAAGGATTAGCCCTCGTGTACCGAGTACCTCATGACTGTCCTGAAAGAGAAGTCACGGTTGTTAGCCGTCACCACACAGAGTGGTGGTGGTGTACGACTACCATCACCGCCCGAAGGAGCCGCCTTGATCGTCGCCAATGCAGCATCGAACGCAGCGTCGTCGGTGAAGGTCAGTGCCACCTGACCTCCGTCGGACAATAGGTCGATGCGACGATGGACTTTCTTCGGTGCGGGGGGAGCCACAGCTTTCTTGGCGGCTGTCTTTTTGGGTGCAGCTTTCTTGGATGCAGCCTTCTTGGGCGCAGCCTTCTTCGTAGGTGCTTTCTTGGCTTTCGGCATGGTTCCTCCAGGTGACCTCAATGTGAGTATAACAGGATGTAGTGCTTCCCGGTTTGACACGGTTGGGGGGCGCCCGATAGAGTTGGTATGTCTGCCCCATCATCCCCCCAGGAGAGTGGTTCAGGCTTTGGGTTTTCATCGTCCGTGCAAGACACGGGCGGTGTATTCCCGTGTGCGTGCTATTTCGGATTGACACCCTTACAGGGACTTTGATTTTACAGGTGGTGAACAATGGAAGCTGACGGCTCGGCGACGGTAGAAGAACCTCGCAGCGCAGAACAGGCTGAGCCCAGTCAACCAGCAAGTGAAGTGGCGGCGGATATTCTTGCCCAACTTCTCTCGGCGGTACAGGCAGGTGGAAGAGACGAGCAACGAGCAGCATGGGCGGACTTACACGACCCTGATGTGATGGCAGCATTGGCAGATGGTTGGAGACAAGATGAGGCTGCATTGAGCCCGTCATTCTCCATCCTCGAAACCATACCTGGTCAGGTCCAACGAGCCCGCACTCTTCGGTCAGCCGTTCGGCGACTGGCAGAGGAGCGCAGCCGACGAGACTCCGAGAGTCTAATCGACCAACTGGAAGAGCAACTGGGCCAACCCCAGACACTCGCCCAGCTTCTCAACACCGGAGCACCGCCTCCGTCTGTGGTCCAGACACACACGCTCGAGTCCCTGTGTATGCCCCGTGGCTACGACCTCGACGTCTTTGGGGTGTACCGACTCAACGCCACCATGGACGGCCAGTTGAACCGCACCCGGATTGCGTCGGCTCCCATCTTCATCGCAGGTCGCACGGTCGATGTGCATTCAGGCGAGGCCAAGCGTCAGGTCATCTGGCGTGGTCCAAGTGGTTGGTGCTCCCGTGTGATCGAGCGGCGAACCATCCTGGATGCGTCCCGTGTAGTGGCTCTCACCAACCTCGAGGCACCCGTCAGTTCCAACACCGCAGGTCAGATGGTCGCCTACCTCTCTGACTTCGAGGCCGAGAACAACCACCGCTTCCCTGCTGTGCGCTCGGCTTCTCGCATGGGCTGGCAACCGGACGGCGGGTTCCTGTTGCCTGACGTATTCTACTCTACGAATGATGAGGCAAGTTCCAACTTTGCGCTGACCCCGCCGAGCGGTCTCGAGACGATGTCGTCTGGGTGGATCCCGGCTGGAACCTGGGACGAGTGGGCTGGTGCGGTGGGGCTTGTCTCATCATTCCCTTACATGTACATCGCCTTGTACGCTGGCGCGGCAGCACCGCTGCTCGATATCCTCCGGGTCCCTGGGTTCGTGGTGGATTTCTCAGGTGAAACGTCAGGTGGAAAGACAACTGCGCTTCGATTCGCTGCTTCGGTTTGGGGTCGACCGTCTGAGTCCTACCCGACTGCCATGTACTCCTGGGATGCAACCAAGGTTTGGATTGAACGCACGGCTGGCTTCCTCCACAACCTCCCGCTCATCCTCGACGAGACCAAGCGAGCACGCCACCCTCGCATCGTGCGTGACGTCATCTATGACTTCTGCCAGGGTCAGGGTCGTGGTCGTGGTTCGGTCGAGGGCACACGGCACACCGAGTCTTGGCGTTCTGTTCTTATCAGCAGCGGTGAGGGTGCAGCTACATCGTTCTCTCAGGATGCAGGTACGCGGGCTCGAGTGCTCACCTTGAAAGGCAAACCGTTGGGTAGCGATGTGGACATCGGCTCGAGGGTCAGTGAGGAAGTGCAGGTCACACTGGCCGACAACTACGGGCACCTGGGCCGACGCATCGCACAGTACCTCGTCAGCAATCAAGAGCGTCACGATGACATTCGTGCCGTGTTCCAGCAGGCCAGGGACAAGTACGCAGCCATCGCCACAACAGCCGTGGCTCGTCGCCATGCAGGTCACCTGGCCGTGCTCGAGGTTGCTGCGGCCATCGTACACAGCCTGGGTGTCCCGCAGCCCGATGTGGACCCGTTCGGCTACCTCATGGAGTCACAAGAGATGGCGGGCCTGGACGCCGACCGACCGCTTGCCGCCATGCAAGACCTGCTCTCCTGGTGTGCGACTCATCAGACACGCTTCTGGGGCCGAGCAGAGATCGACTTTCAAGGCAACCCACGTACACCCATGAAGGGTTGGGCTGGTAGCTGGGGAGGTGGTGACGATTGGGACTACATCGCCATCGCCACGATGACATTCAGGGAAGTGGTCCGTGAGATTGGTCACGACCCAGAGGAGATTCTGACTCGTTGGTCAGAACGTGGATGGCTGAACAGAGGCGCGGGCCGAAACCGCAGTCGAGTCATCCGAATCGACGGGGCTCCGACCCGCTGCTACTGCCTTGACAGAGAGGCGTCAGACTTTGCTCTTGGGAGTTAGCCTCCTGCATGTCCAGCACTTCCCGTCGACACCCAGCTTCTTGACGGACTTGTAGTCTGTCCAGACGGGCCCTTGTTCTTTACCGCACACGCGACAGGTCAAGTAAAGTAGCCTGATGTACCGATTGAAGTGCTGGCGAGCGATGGTGTAGCTGGCCCACTTCTCTGCCTCTGCGATGGTTCTCGGGTCGAGGGGTGAGTCAGTCATGCAAATCATCACTCACCTCCCTTGCGCTTCTGGCTGTGCCATCGTCTAAGGTCACTCAGATACTCGATGGCCCGCCGCATATCGGCTGTTTCGGCCTTGTCGTACATTACGTCATCCTCCTGATCACCGCATTGAACCTCGGCGTGGATGATGACATCCAACAGCCCTCGCACGACCCTGCTCGTAAGTGGTGGTCTACGTCGGCCCATCACTCACCTCCCTTGGCCCATGGGCAGTCGTGGCAACCCACGGCCCCGTCATCACAGGTGTCGGCTTGCTCTGTGGTGAAGCCATTACGCAGCGCCGTGTCTCGACACTTGGCCTGGGCCTGTGCTTCCTGTTCGTCTGGGCATTGGTAGGGCTGGTTCACTGGTCACCTCCCTTGGCGTGTGCTTCTCGTCGCTTCATGGCTTCCGGGCTGGCCAGGATCTCGGGGCGTATGCCGAGTTGACAGCTTCCCTCGTTCCTTGCCTCATTGGCGTGCTCAGTCATGCAGTCAGCACAGGCAAGGCATCCACATGAGCAGCGATTGGTTCCGTCCTCACCCATGCAGTCCTCGCACAGTCCCTCGGACCACCAGAGCGGGTCATCCTCAGTGCCCACGTTGATGGCGGGTTTCTCTTCCACGATCTCCAGTCGCCCAACGTGAGCCTCACAGTCGTTGCACCACGGGTCTACCGGGGCATCGTCGCGCACTGGCTCCTTCGTGTTGGCGTCGATCCACACGGCCACGTGGACGTCGGTTCCTTTACATTCTGGGCATCGGTACATCATGCACCTCCTTCGGTTGCTTCGGATGCACAGTCCGCACAGAGAATCCGGCGGGTATTTGTCTTGGTGTCGACAACATCAAAACCGTAGATGCTGGTTGCCCCGCACGTGTCGGCGTTGTCACAGGAGACTGAAGGCCCCTTCTTTCTGCGTGTTGCTTTGAGTGTCATCATGCACCTCCGTCGAGTGTGATTTGGTTATCTTTCAGTCGGGAGTCAATCGGCGCTGCATAGTGATGGACAATGCAGCGATGAAGAGGCCAGTCAGGGACGGGCTTGGAGCCCTCGGTCGCATAGAAACGGTATGTTCCCAGGTCTGTGCGTGGGTGGGCTGCGGCATGTTTCACAAGGTAGGTTCCGGGCCACAGTGTGTGCGGGTTGCAAGAACCCCAGACCTGGTGCTCGTATACGGGCTTTAGCCGTAGTGTGGTCAACACCTCGACGAGTGTTCCATCAGGGATCAAACTCATCATGCACCTCCTTCGAGTTCCCATAGGTCACTCATCAATGTGTTTTCAATCGCTGACAGGTCACCGTCACGGTACTCATCCATCCGAGCGGCGACAGCGTAGGCCGCCAGTTCTTCCTTGCTCCATGTCTCAACGATGCGCTTGGCAACCGTTTGCATGGACTCGTGGTCGTTGTTGTCGAGGATGGATTGGGCTTGCTCCTGGCACTGGTCGTTGGTCATCAGGTTGTTCATTAGGACACCTCCCCACAATCGTTCAAGCACTCGCCGTCACAGTCGCGGTAAATGTCACCGCAACCTTGGCACTCATACGCTTCGCACACCTCTCGGTTGCACTGGTCGCACTCGTCACTTTCGATGATCTTGATCTTCATCATTCACCTCCTTCAGTCACGATCCAATCCTCGCAGGTCTTGCAGATGTCCTTGCCTGGGTTGTCGTCGAACGGTTCGCCGTGCTCGCTGCATACCTCACGGGTCAGGTTCTCGTGTCGGGTGATGACCTCTTGTCCGTCACTGTTTACAGGATAATGGCGGTGCGAAGGTCGCAACTTGCGAGGCCAATCCAAGCGCACGTAGCTTGCGTTCTCCCAGGTTCGGTGGGTGATTGTGCCTCGGCACTCGTCAGGTTTGTCGTGGTTGATGATTACGCGGTCGCCTACTTGAAACATCATTCACCTCCCAACATCAGGTCCAGGCGGTGGCCTGCGTCGTTCACCGTGCGGATGTGTTTGGGGTTCAGTTCGTACCTGGTGAGTATGATGTACCCTCGGTCCATGTCCTGGCCACCGAGTCGAGCAGCCTTCGATGCTTCGTCCTCGGCCACACCTCGGTCGGTGTAGACGCCAAGCACGTTGACTTGGGTGCCGTTGTCGGGCAGCAACCACTCACGGGCCACGATGTAGATGTTGTTGTTGTCGTTGTCATTCATCAGGTTCACTCTCCTTTGAGGTTGCCCTCACTACAAGCATACCGCAGCGGTATGAGTTGTGCAAGGGCGTTGGGTCAATAAACTGCATACACCAGTTTGAACGGTGACAATGCTTGTGCTCTCCTCGTTGCCATTCGCCCCGCCTCTGCGCCCGCGTCTCTCCCCACGCTCGCTGCTTGTCAGCCTGCGCTCTTGTCTCGCCAGCACGCCTGCGCCTCGCCCCGCCAGGGGCTCTCGAGCATTGCAAAGTCTGCTCCGCTCTCAGAGATAGGACCTACACCGAGAATGTGTATAGGGTTTAGAAAGTCTGTGCAGTTGGGTGATTTTGGGCTTTACTCGATACACCAGTTTGAACCTGGCATATGCTGCAACGACCTACATGTAGGAGTCGTTACGCGAAAGGTCAGGTTGAACCTGGGTAATGGCTGGTGCAACGACCTATCTACATGGTTGAGGGTACACATATATGTGGGGCTGCTCCGTTTACTTTGGCTGTTGGAATGTAAGTTATGAGGTACCCTCACGAGAGTGCCCTATATAAATGATATGTAGATATGTAGTTACACTTGTATATTGTGGGCTTTGTCCCTTGGATATGCTGCAACGACGGGGGTCGTTACAATGTAGTTGCAAAATCGAGGGGGGTCGTTACGGCTGGTGGTTCGGGGCTGGATCGGGTAGGATGCGTACATGGATAATGACTCGACGACTGAACTGCCGCCGCCTCCCAACGTGGAAGCTGCTCCTGCGAATCAACCCCTACATTTAGTGCCCACATCTGTGGTTCCAGTAGGCGAGCAAGAGGTAGCTGCCATGCTGGCCGAGCAAGCCAGGTTCAATGACGAACCTGAGATGAAAGCTATCGCCGCTCAGCTTCTTGAAGCCGGGTACACGGTGCAATCCACCGCCCGCCGCTTGGGTGTACGCTCCTCGACGGTCTGGTCCTGGTCGAAGGAGCCTGATTTGGCCGCAGCAATCGCCGCTGGGGCCGACCGACGGAAGAAAGTGCTGGGCCAGGGGCTCGAGGAGGCGGCTGAATCGGCTTTGAGTGCTCTGATTGAGGTCGCAACTGACGTTGGGGCGCAGCCGAAGGACCGAGTGAAGGCGTCAGAAGCGATTTTGGACAGGTGTGGCATCGCTCCTGCCACTGAATCGGCCAGTACCGCTGTCGGAATCACGGTTGACGTCGATTTTGACGAGCGATTGGCCCGAATCGTGGCTGGATCTGCCGTCAAGGGCGCGACTTGACCGGCAAAATAGGGTAAGGTGCTGGAAACGAGGTGCTACATGCACGGATCCGAGCCGAAGATGCTGATTATCGCCCGCCGAGAGGCCGCCGGTGACGAAATGCCCGACTTTTCGGGGCCAGATTTCCTTCAGGCGAAGAAAACGATGGTGCATGGGGCAGGTTGCGCCCCAGAACAGCCGTCAGACACGTTGGAGGGCCTCCGGGAGGAGATCCAGCACCTGTCTGAGCGTCTCGAGCGCCTCGCTGGGGCACATGGGTCGGATGAGACCCACGGTGAGGCCAAGGATCTGAAATAAAGCGCCCACCCGGCAGGAAAGTGAACAAAAAACCGGATGGGCGCAAGGGCATAGCCCCAGATGTGCTTTCGGACTGACCAGATGGTCACGGGTAGCGTAACCGTGCAGGTGCGGTGGAGTCAACCCCGGCATATCGCCGGTACCGCTGTCCTCTCCCCGGCGCCGATGGCCTACCGCCAGGACCGCTGTCCTCCGGTACTGCCTCCTTCAAAGCTGGGGGCCTCGCGCCCCGCCACTGCCCTCTCCGGGTTGGTCTCAGAAGAATAGCCGAGCAACGTGGCCAGGCCAGGTTACTCGGCTATTCGATTTGTCTGGTGGCTCACTCGTCGAGCCCCTCCTCGTACTCCTCATACAGCAGTTCCAATCTCCGGGCTTTACTGCGGGCAGCAAGGTCGGCGGTTGCGAGTTTGCCGTGTGGGCCACGGGAAGTTTTCCCTTGCAACTGGGCGCGAAGGGACGATGCCTGCTCGTGCGCCCAGTCCATAGCCTCGTCAACGTCAGCAAACTCAGGGGAGCGGAACATTATACCGTCTCCCGGCTCACCGTAGATGCCGACATCGGCAGCACCGGTGACCTCGCAGACGTAGACGGCGTACATGAGATTGCCTTGGTCGTCGTTGCAATGGGTTACTTCAACTGGTTGTTCCATCATTCACCTCCATATTTACGTTCATGTTTCCAGCGGTCGAAAGTTTGTTCCTGGGCAAGGGATTCGATTGTCTCTTGGAAGTCGGTGAGTGCCGTGTCGTAGATTATTTGGGTTTCCTCGTGGGTGAGTTGGATTGGCTCGGAGGTTTCGGCATCAAATGTACCTACGATTTCGACTCCATTCTCGGAAGGCGTGACGCCCAAGTGGACGTTGATTTCGATAGTCCGTGTGACGAGCATCGTGTGCCCGTATGTCCGCTCACCCATCACTCACCTTCCTTTGGTTTGTTCGTTGATGTGCATCTTGACGATTGACATCAGTCCATCGAGCCTGCGTTGAACGACTTGATTCAGGTCGTTGCGTTCCGTCCAGTCGTAGTCGTCGCCTACTGTCTTGTTCTCCTGGAGGAATGAGTAGAGGTCGATGCGTGCGTTCACGTACGCTTCGATGTTGTCGAGGATTAGGTGGAGCATGTTTATTCCTCCTCTTCCATCGCCAATAGTACGGCAGTCAACTGCTCGAGTATCTCGGTCTGTTCCCGCGTAAGTCCTCGCGGAGTTCGTCGGTCGGTCGCATCTTTGATGATGTGCCCGACCATATGAGCGAGCCCAGTTGAAAGTTGAATGGTGTGAACCGGCTCCAAGTGGAGTTGGTGACTGGGGTGCATCATGTGCTCCTAAAGGGTGAGAGGTTTCGAATGAAAGTATGTTCGGAGTACTTTTCTGCGTACTCAGGCTGCGAACCATGTTTCTTTTTGTACGCATCAACGAATACTCCAGCGTCGCAATCCTCTTCGAGGTACGCGGTTTCGTTTTGTACGTAAGAATACGTGGAGATGTTGTGTTCGATGCCGAGGTCAACCAGTTGGCTGGTGGGTACCTCGAGCCAGCCGTGGCCGGGGTCGGTGTGGAATGTATATACCATGCTCATCCTCGTGCGAAGAACTCAGGGAACATCAGCTTCCAAAGTTTGAAGTGGTGTTTCCCGGAGTCGGGTTGTCGAAGGAGTTCCAGTTGGGCAAGCTGAACTTGTATGTCTCTTGTCGGTTCGATTTCCTTGTCGAACAATGCCAAGTGCAGGTCCGCTTCCTCTTGGCTCATTGGGTTGTGGGGTTGGGGTTTCCCGTTCAGATGTAGAATCGGTTCTTCTCCTTGAAACATTTCCAGCCATTCAAGGAACTGTTCTCGTTGCGCTGCACGTTTTTCTTCGGGCGACAAAGCTTCCCATTCTCGTTGCGCCTTGTGTTGTGCCTCGGTTCGTGGGCGCTTCTTTGTGCCCTTCCAGTTTCGTCTCTTTGACATGTTGTTCCTTAGTGCTGGAGAAAAACGATGAGTGAATCTGCATCTCGGGCGGGGTCACATAGTCCGCAGGTGTTGCAGTTGACACCTCGCTTGACTTGGGCCGGACAGACGCGCCCCTCTACACCGTCGGGCGTGATGAACTTTTCACCTTGCCATTCAGCTATGGGGTTCAGCGTCGAGCGCTTCGAGCCGGGTACCTTGACAGGTGCGACCATTGCAACACGCCACCCCTCCCGGATGCGGTCGTCTGCTTCTTCGAGAGAATGAACAGAGGCCAGCGCCAATCCCTTGAGATGACGGGCCTTCTCATTCGCGAAGTGGGTGTACATGATGATGCCCTTGAACCCCTTGGCGATGGCTTTACTGCGCCACCCCTCAACGGTTTCACGGCTGAAGATCCACGGGTCACCACCGACAGCCGCACGGATGTATCGCGCTGCTCTTACTGACTTACTGATGGCATTACTCAGCGAGTACCGTTCAGCGTCCACGGCGGCGACTTTCTGCATGGCTGCTTGTGCGCGTCGGCTTCCGAGCCAGTGGTAGCAGCCATCGTACCGCATCGGGCAGCCTTCACAGGACCGCTCGACCTCGGCTTTATCTATGCCGACGTAGCCTTGCGGGATGTTACCTGTCTTGCGGTTGTTGGAGGCACCAACCCAAAGCATGGTGGGGTTCATTCTTCTTCTCCTTCGGGGTCGATGTGTTCCCACTGATCCTCGTAGTTGCAGTCGAAGGTTTCTTCGCAGACCATTATGAACACGCTGTTTCGTCGGGTCTGCGGTGTGCCTGGTTCGTTGCACTGGGGGCAGCGTGAGGTGTCAACCCAGTCGTGGCCGGTTTGGTTCAGGGCTGCGCGTGCGCCGGAGACCGCTTGCCAGCGGAACTCCATGATTTGACCCAACTGATTCTCGTTGTCGGAGAACCGTGCGATTTCCTTCAGGGCGTCGATGAGTATTGAGAGTTCGGGTTTCATCATTCCTCCCTGAATGCAAAGTAGAAACGGGGGTTGTGTTGGAACATGAGCGTTCCTTTTTGGCCGTCGGACTTGCGTTGGACAACGACGAACGGAGCGCCGAAGCCGAGCACATCGAAGTCTTTGGTCATCTGACCTGTGTCCCACACCTGGCCGTACTCGAGTTCAAGTAGTTCTCGTGGGCCTGGTTCGGCGTTGATGGTCGCGACCATTGCGCGTCTGATGGTTTCGGTACTCATGATTCACTCTCCCATTACAAGTGTGAGGCCCTTCACTCCCTGCGACTCTTCGCTGGGTGCGTCGTGCATGTCTTCAATGATGCACCGGCCATGAAACTCTGTTCTTCCTGCGCGTTGGACGGTGCGCTTGGGCATGATGATGTCCAGTCGCTGAGCGAATAGGGTGTCATCCTTGTGGTCGAACTCACCGTGCCGGATGTTGACGAGGTCTCTTGCCAGAGCATTGAACTCGTCTGGGTTGAGGCGGTCGAGTAGATATCGGACGATGTCAGCGCAACCTTGGTTGTTGCGTACGTCTGCCGTACCGGCTTCCCTCTTGACGAGGGTGCCTTCGATGGTGACTGTCACGCTGTGTTGCCAGGTGCCAGCCCCGAGGGGTGTGTCGCTCTTGAGTTCTTCAGCGTTCTTGCCGCTGTTGAACTTGCGGATGACTTCAGAGGTAACGAGATCGATCATGGTTCACTTCCTTTGTGGTTGAGGCATGCGGGTTTTGATTAGGCTGATCCCGCAACAGCCGCCCCTCACTTGGCTTCGCCAATGTCGATGTACTCACGGACCTTGAGATCGAACGCTGGGATGACTGCGTCTTGCACGCTGCCACCTGCGTCGGCGATTGCTCGTGTTGCGTGGTCGATTCCAGCGAAGTGCCGGAAGGCATTGCGCGGGCTCGTCCGTTGACCTGCACCTGTTACTGCCTGGTAGGCACCGAAGAGGTCACGGTTCCCATGCTCAGCGTGCAACCACTTGCTTGGGTCGCCCCTCTCGTCTGCTGCCAGGGTGCAAGCTTTCCAGTAGCGGTGTGCCGCGGTGAACTCTTGCGCCTTGACCAGACCGCGACTGAATAGGACTCCCATGTAGGCACCGAACAGGTCATCCTGTACGGGGATGTCTTTCCACTCGTTGACCATGCGGATTCGCTCGATGACTGGGCCGACTGCTGTCTCTGTGATCTCGGCCAGCATCCCTGCGAGCGTGTCGAACACGTTGCGTGTGTGCTTGGCCTTGATCATGTGCTCGCCGGAGAAGCATCCGTTCGCACAGATGAACGGTGCAGAGCCGATGGCGACCTCGTTGGCCAGTGTCTTGTCGTAGCTGGACCTCAAGGCCACGGTGATTGCAGTACCTGGAAGGGGGCTGGGGAATCCAAGCATCCCGAACATCTGCTCGCCGGACCCGTTGAGGGCGTAGGTTTCGAACATGGGTGGCGCGTCGAGAGCATCGGCCATTGCATCCCTGGCCCCGTTGATGAAGCTGGCGAACGGCATGGGCTGATAGGTCAGATGACCCTTTTCGTTGTGCTCTTCCTGCGGGACGGGTACATCACACACAGTGTGGTAGTCAGTTCGATACGCGTCGGGCGAACCAACGGTCATGATCTGCTGCGACTTGAGCGCGGGTAGCGGAGCCACTCGAGCACGAGGTATCTGTGTGTCAAGCCTGGGCGCGGCTACTGGACGGTCGTTGAAGTGTAGGGTCATGGGTCACTCTCCTGCCTGGGTTCACCAGGTCTTGTTGAACTACCTCTGTTGTACCACTGCGGTACGGTTATGTCAAAGGTAATCAGTAATCTTATTCATCTTTCCAGAGCACACGGCATCCCTGACCTTCGCAGGGAACGTCCCATGCGAGCACGAACCGGCTGGCCGTGGTCTTGGGCCTGGTCGTGGGCTGTGCTTTGCGTAGCCGGGTGACTATCTTGCGCTGGTATGGAGAGGCGAGGCTCTTCCACAAGGCGTCGAACAAGTCACGTGTATTGATGGCACCCACTATGTACCGGGGCCGGGGTAGTTGAGGTAGCATCCGGCTGGGCACAGTACGCGTCTCCGGTACTCCGTAGCCTCCATTCGCACCAAAGCTACCCATCGGTCCTTTCGCCAGGTCATAGGTCCGGTCCTCGAGCCAGTGGTGGTATGAGTACGCTCGTCTTGCCATGCTTACTCCTTATTGAAAGCGACCCAGTTCATTTTCTCAGGGGTCAGGTAGTGTTCGAATCCGTCGTAGTCTTTGACGACGTAGCGATCACTCTTGACCTCTACGATCTCCAGTCGACAGTCCTCTCCGGCCTTCTCGCCGAGAGTCCTGACGGCGTCAATCAGGATGGGGTCGTGCCGGTCACACTTGATGTCTCCGTCCCAAGCTTTGTACTCCGGGAGGCAGCCTGAATCTGTCTGTTTCCAATCATGCTGGATGAGCATTTCGAGGGCGCCTTGATGACCCGCTTCTGCCATGAAGTGGGCACACTCTTGGCTGATTGAGAAGCCGCCGTAGCTGCGGTTCAATACGATGAGGTTCATGGTCGGCTCCCTAATAGGCGTAGATGTCGAGGAAGAGGGTGAGGAACAAGCAAAGGTAGGTCGCGAGGATGGCACACGCGACGAAGGTTGAGAGGATGAGGTTCATGTCTGCTCTCCTTCACTCTTGCACTTGGCACACAGTTTGAAATCGCGGTAGGTCAGAGGTGCGTTGCATCCTTCGCACGCTGCCGTCCAGAACCGTATACAGTAGACGTTCTGTCCATCGTGCCGCACATGTCCCGGATGAACGTTGGCATACGGTTCACTGCGGCTCAAACCTCGTTTCGGTGCATTGGCAACTGGTCCGATAAGCCACTCACCTGTACTGTCGGTGAAGTGTGTGCCTGGGGTGAGGATGAGTCCCAGCCTGTACGAGTCGTGACCACCCTGCAACTGCTGGCACAGCGGGTCGGTCCGTGGGATCAACGTGTAGTTCTTAGGCGGTCTCATTGTGACCTCCTGGTCAGTTTGGGTTGGGGCTTCTCGTTCGCGAGTCGCCATGCGAGTGCTTGCTTCATCGCCTTGGCCTTGTCTTGGCTAAGGAATACGAGGAGCGCGGCACGCTTCTTCTTGCGGATTTCGCTTTGAGTTGGCATGTGAGTCTCCAAGTGGGGGGCTTGCGCCCCCCGTTGAGGGTTCATGTACGTACAAGGATGACATCTTGGCTGATGCGTTCGATCTTCGTGTACGGATCGGGGCACCCGGTTTCGTACAACTCGTCTCGAGAGTCGCCCCAGTTGACCATTTCCTGCGAGGCTTGGCAGGGAGTGGGCGTCTCCGAGAACTGAGTCTCTGACCGGACGGAGTCGAACGCCTCTCGGATGTCCGAGATGTCGAAGCTGCCGAGTACATGCAGGCTGCGCCTGACGTCGTCATCGGATGGATGGTTGAGCGCCCACTGGACGAAGCAAGCCTTGCAGAAGTCCGAGTTGAGGTGCTCAGCTTCGACGCGCATATCCAGGATGGGCTCGCCACAGTTCGGGTTCTTGCACTTGGTAGGCGCTGGGCCTGCCGGCTTCTCGTTCAGCGAGAGCATGAGGTCGAAGGCTTTCTCTGCGTCATTGCGTGCACGCTCGGCCTTGAACCAGAAGATGGTCGGCTCATCAGCGCCAACGCGGAAGCGAGGCGACCATGCGTGCTCAACGAAGGAGTGCGTCTTGCGCTCGTCGATGAGGAAGTCGAACAACATCGGCTGGATCTGCTGCGAGTTCCTTCCCTGAACAAGGAAGTCTCTTGCAAGGTCTCGCCGGATGTGCCACGCCACATGGTCGACGCGACCGTTCCCGGTTGTATCGACCATGTGGAGGAACGGCGGCTGCCATCCTTGCTTCACATAGTGTGTGACGTCGCCGTAGATTGGACGAGGAATAACGTTCACTTTCGGGGTCATGTTGGCCTCCTTAGGCACTCTGGTTGTTTCTTTCTCAAGTTCATTCACTTTCATTTTCATCTCCACATACCAATTGACTTGGACGCTTTGTTATGCAACTCAGCCGCGATTTTGGCGTCGTGCTCGTTACCGAACAGTGCGACTCGGTGTCGGCTGTGTCCGTGGTAGTTGACGTACAATGTCCAGGTGAGTCCCAGAGCGAGTTCTTGGTGGTACTTGGCCTTCGTAGGCTCTGCTGTAAATAGGTCGAGGGGCATGTCATACTCCTTCGATGATCATCGCGATGATGACCACTGGAATGCCGACGAGCGCTGCGACTGCGGCGACGTTGCAGAAGAGGATCAAGGTAGTGAGTTCCATTTCTTTCTCCTTTTTGCGAACGGAACATTGGAGGGGCCGGGGATTTTTCCTCATCCCCCTCACTAAGCTGACGGGGGTGAGGGAAAATCATCGACCCCGAGAGAGCACACCAACCAATCCACCCTGCCGTACCGGACCAATCCCCCACACCGTATCCACGCCGATCCGATCCCCCGCCGCGGAGAGGAAGAACCGATCCACCCCACCAACACTGAACCCACCACCAACGATGCCCGGAAGAAGGATCAGGTTGCCGGACCGGACCGGATCACCTCTGCCGTAGGGGAGGGGGGGCATACCCAGATTGCCGATAGATGGTACCTATACGAAGGGGGCCTTTCCCGAACCGAGCACGTTTTCAAACTGCCCTACCACAGTGGCAATACCGCCTTGCCACGAATCCCTTCCCGTGGTACACCTGATGAGCGGGGAGCCGGATGACTGAAATCAAGTTGGTATTGGAAGGTGAGTTGCTCGAGCGGTTGGATTCACTGGTGCCTTTGGTGAGCGAATCTGCGGCTGCGCGTGAGTTTGGCATTGTAG